GGGGACTATCAAGTACGGAAATTTTAAAGAACTACAACGCTCTCAAAGGACGCTTTAATCTATAAAAAATGGCATTCGCATATTCACCTAAAATAATAACAGACGGCTTAGTTTTCGCAGTTGATGCTGCGAACAAAAAATCCTATCCTGGCAGTGGCACTACTTGGACGGATTTAGTAGATAGTAATAATGGTACTTTAACAAATGGTCCGACATACGATTCAGCCAACGGTGGGAGCATCGTGTTTGACGGGGCGAATGATTATGTTGCCATTGCTGAAGGCGGTATGAGTTTCCCAGACACTAACGCCGATTTCACTCTAGAGGTGGTAGTTAGCACTAATGATATCATCAACTCCCAGACACTTTTCCAACAAGAAAATCTGGGAGGAACTGGTAGGGCGTGGATTTACTTAGACAATGGCAATTCCCCACGTTATTTCAGCACCTACTTAGGTGGTTCTGATGTTTTCCTGACGTCCTTAGCAAACCCTGCTGCCAGCACTGTATATCACCTGCATATCAAATACGAATCTGGTGATATACATATAGGTTACAACGGGGTCTGGTACCAATCCCAAACCAAATCGATAGACGAGAACTCATTAGGTAGTTTCAGGATAGGTAGTGGTAAGAACACCAACCTGCCTTTCGACGGTAACATTTACTGCGTCAGAGTTTACGACCGCGCCCTCTCCGCCTCAGAAATCCTCCAAAACTACAACGCACTCAAATCACGCTTCGGCCTATAACAAGAAAAAAATTAACCATGGGAACATTCGGAGGAGCACAACCAATCGTAACAGACGGACTTGTATTTGCCGTTGACGCAGCTAATTACCAATCGTATCCTGGTAGTGGAACTACTTGGAGTGACTTAGCAGGTAGTAATAATGTTACTTTATATAATACTCCCACATATAGTTCTAATAACGGTGGGTTAATTTCATTTGATGGGGTAAATGAAGGAGGACAAACCCCTAGTGGAACCTTATTAAATTCTCCAATGACTGTTGATGCTTGGGCAAAACCTCAAACTACTGGAGCAGATGGTACTATCGTTGGTAACTGGACTCAAAGTAATCAAACTTTCCTGCTTTGGTGGGACATTGGGGTTACGCCTAATTTTAGAGCTATACGAAGACTCGGTGCTAGCAGTTCAACTTCTTCATCCGAATCTGCTACACGTGGGGTAGTAAATGAGTGGAATCACGTTTCTGTAACTGTAGATACTACGGACATGAGAATATACCTTAATGGTATTCATCAAGAAACAGTTGCTTTAGGAACTTTATATAATCCCGGAAGTTCTTTAACAGGTATTGCTGCCGATTATAATGGAAGTCCTGGTGCAACTTCTAGAAACTTAAACGGGGATATAGCTTCTGTAAAAATTTATAACCGCGTCCTTTCCTCCACAGAAATCACCCAAAATTACAACGCTCTCAAAGGACGCTTTGGTTTGTAATATTTATACATGAACCTTTGGACAGTGAAAAAGGAATAATATGGCAAAAACTGGAGTAATATACAAAATTGAGACCCCCACTAAAAAAATCTATATAGGAAAAACAGTATGTTTATCCTCTAGACTTAGTGCTTATCGAAATTATAAATGTACAGACCAACCTGCACTTTTTAATAGCCTTAAAAAATATGGGTTTGAAGCACATAAATTTGATGTAATATATGAAGGATCTATAGAAGATCTTAATCAAAAAGAAATAGAATATATTAAACTATATAATTCTTTTAAACCTCATAATCCCAATTATGGGTTAAACTTAACTAAAGGGGGGGAAGGAACATTAGGAAGAAAAACCACCCCAGAACAAAAAAACATCCTTCGCAAAAAACTAACAGGAGGGAAAAGATCAGACAAAACCAAAAAATTAATGTCAGAGTCTGCTAAAAAACGATCTCCTAATAGGACAGGTCCTTTATCTTTACAACACAAAAATAATATAAAAAAGGCCTGTAAAAATAGAAATATCCACCAAAATTGGAAATATACCGAAAATCGAATTGAAAAATATGGTTATATACAACAATTTAACCTTGAAGGAAAATTAGTAAAAGAATGGGTTCCTAATTTTAAATTAATAGGGGAAACTCTTAAATGCGATCCTTCTACCATAGGGCAAGCTGTTAGAAGTAGAGGAACATTAATTAGATATAATCATACCTGGAAATACTCAAAACATGCCTAATCAATTTGTAGCACGTAAAGGGCTAATAGCTCTCGATGACTCCCAAATTACAGGAAGCTTAAGTGTAAGTGGAAGCACTACACTAAACGCAGGACTAGAAGTACATAGTGGTAATTCTTCAATGTATTTTGAAGAGGGTGCAAGTGTAAATTCAAATGATGGTAAAATCTATATAGAATCTACAGGAGGTCCTTCTAATATAGCCCTAAATAGAACGGATGGGGCCCAATTAGCTCTAATAACTGGACAATCATTTGCAGGATTTTATTACTCAAATAATAAAAAGTTTGGTATTCAACCCATGTCTAATCCTGCTAGTGCAACTAGTTTTCCTTCTGTTACTAGTTTAGTATTAGATGGATCAGGTAATATAGGTATAGGCACAGATTCTCCTACAACTACGTTAGATGTAAGAGGTGATACTGTAATCACAGGCTCAAACTCACTAGCAGGTAGTTATGCTCTTAAAGTAGCAAATAGTTCTGGTACTGATCTAATTACAGCAGAAAATGATGGTACTGTAGAATTAAATGATAAAGTATTTATTAATGGTACTAATATTTTACCTTTATCAGGATATGCCCTAAATGTAAGTGAAAGTGTTAATATTAGAGGGGTAATAAATTTTGATAATTCTTCCCACCAAGCATGGATTAAAACAGCAAACAGTACTCAACGTGCTATAAAAATTCCTGGGACGGGGGGGCATGGGTATTTCCAATTTTATAATACTAATGGAAATGGAATTCAACTTTTTAACTCTAGCCTTGCTTCTAATTCATCCCTTACTTTAAGAACCCCTAGCACAACGGGAAATAATCCTTTAATGCAAGTTAGTGTTGGGACTTCTATAGGAAACCCACAAAGTGGAGGGGGAAGTTTTATATACTATGATATAAGTTCTAATCCTAGAACCTATACTTTTGGAAATCCCGGAAGTGAAGGAGTAGCAGGGCTAGATGGTACTAATGTAAAACTTACAGCTTCTCCTAATGGGGGTGGGGGAGGAGCCAGAAAAGGAGGAAATGTATATATAATATCCACCCCAGGCAGTAACGGGGGCATAGATGGTAAAGTCTACATTACAGGAAGTACTGAAATAACAGGATCCTTAAATGTAATAGGAGATATTACCGGAAGTAACATTAGCGCCTCCACATACTACGGCGACGGCTCCAACCTCACAGGTATCGACTCGGGTTCATGGGATGGTGTATTCACCGGAAGTGCTGAAATTACTGGTAGTTTAGAGGTTAAAGGGGATACCTATATTGATGGTTTTATTACTGCTAGTGATACTATATGGTCCCAAAATAGTGGAGGTATAGCTTTTAAACTAAATGGTGGCACTGCAGTTAGAAATACAGGCAGATTTTATTTAGATGCTCACGATCAATTTACTATTCGTCCTGATTTAGATGGGGGAGGTAATAAATTTGTAACTATAGTAGGGGATTTATTATTATCTAATAATTCAAATGGAGTCCCTCAAGATCGCCTTCATGTTGATGGAGGTACAGTCATTACAGGTTCAAACTCACTAGCAGGTAGTTATGCTCTCAAAGTAGCAAATAGTTCTGGTACTGATCTAATTACAGCAGAAAATGATGGTACTGTAGTAATTGGAACTAATAGTAACTACAAACTTACTGTAGATAATAATATTTCTAAATTTGGTGATGCTTTTAGAATTGATCAAAGTAGTGGTGATAGAAAATTATATCTAACCAATTTTGATATTATAGACACTGCATATAGTTTTGGTATCCAAGCAGTAGGAATTGATTTAACTAGTAATACTATAAATTTAGGAGGTTCTAGTAAAGCTATTAACATTAATAAAGGGGGTTCCTCAGAAACTTCAATTCCAAATGATAATGGTGTTGAAATGCTTTTCAAACCAGGACAACAAGGTCATATCCCCCAATATGCTATACTAAGAGGAACAGACACTGCCCTCCAACCAATCCCCCTTTACATTTTTGGAGGAGCTAATACTAATACTACTTACACATCAGCCCAAACTGGAAGTGTTGTATTACAATATATCCCCAATGTAGGTGCTCGAGGTAATGTAGGTATAGGATTAAACAATCCTCAAGCAAACCTCCACGTATCAGGTGCAGTAAGCGCCTCCACATACTACGGCGACGGCTCCAACCTCACAGGTATCGACTCGGGTTCATGGGATGGTGTATTCACCGGAAGTGCTGAGATAACAGGATCTTTAAATGTAATAGGAGATATTACTGGAAGTAATATTAGTGCCTCCACATACTACGGCGACGGCTCTAACCTCACAGGTATCTCAAGCGATCCATTCCCATATACAGGAAGTGCTATAATTAGTGGTAGTTTAGAGGTAACTGGAAGTATTAAAACTACATCTCATTTAGATGTAGGAGGTAGTGGTAGCTTTTATGATAAAAATTTTTATATTGGAACTAATGTTGGTTCTAACCCCTCCCCAGGCTTTAATAGTACATTTGAGTTTACAACGGGTCCTGATACATATGCTTCTCAATTAATCTTCAGACCAGGTAGTAACCAAGAAAGTTATAATGAAAATTATTGGGGTAGTATTAGGAATATAGCTAACGTAGGCCTATATGTCTTAGGGGGTAATTATAATGATGATGTTGTTATAGGTCGAGGTGCTCCTACAAGTACTACTAATTATAAATTTGCTAGATTTAATAATAGTGGTGTAAGAATAGGATATAGTACTAGTTTAGGTAGTGCTGAAGCTAGATTTCATGTTGATGGTACTACTAAATTAAATGGTAACACCACAATCACAGGCTCAAACTCACTAGCAGGCAATTATGCTCTTAAAGTAGCAAATAGTTCTGGTACTGATATATTAACAGTTGAGAATGATGGTAAAACTTCCCTTCTTACCCCTACATTAAATGGTATAACTACCCTAGATACAGGAGATATAAAATTAGAAGTGAGTGAATCACGTATGGGGAACGCCAAAAGTGTAGTATTTGAAACATTTGGTGCCACTGGGGGGTGGAAAGGAGGATACGATTTTAGAACAGGGTATAATAATAGTACTACAACTACTAGTGCTTTTAAAATAATAGGTAATAGTACTACTACTAATAGCGTAGGAGTAGGTGATTTTGATTTAAATTTTTTAGAATCCGCAGGTGCCCAATTAGTTATAGAAAAAAATACTTTAACCATAGGTAGTAGAAACGCAGCTATTAGAATTTTAAACAACCAATCATCTACAGATGCTAGTGACGATAGCACATATAGTGGGATTCAATTTGATAGTTTTAATGAAGGTGCAAAGGGTGGAGCCTTTATAGGGACCCAAGCTTCTACATATTCTAATGGGTATGAAACTGATTTTGTTATATTAGCAACAGGGGTACCACACACTTCCTATAGTGAAATAGCTCGTTTTGTAGGGTGGAATAAATCCTTTTATGTAGGGGAAAATAGAGATGTTATTGATTCTAACTACAAATTACAGGTAGATGGAGCAATTAGCGCCTCCACATACTACGGCGACGGCTCCAACCTCACAGGTATCGACTCGGGTTCATGGGATGGTGTATTCACCGGAAGTGCTGAAATTACTGGTAGTTTAGATGTAACAGGGGATGTTAGCGCCTCCACATACTACGGCGACGGCTCCAACCTCACAGGTATAGATACTGACCCATTCCCATATACAGGAAGTGCTATAATTAGTGGGTCTCTAGAGGTAATAGGAAACATTACAGGTTCTCTCTCTATTGAAGGCAGTGGTTCAACCTTATTCGAAGTAAATGGTTCCGAAGGTCAATTATTCTCCATTACAGACTCACTTTCCGGATCACTTTTTGCAGTTAGTGATGTTTCGGGTTTACCAATTTTAGAAGTATTCTCGGATGATACTATTAAAATGGGTTCATTTAATGCTGAGGCATTAGAAATAAGTGGCTCTGATGTTAATTTTAACAATTTACCCACTTCAGATCCTGGAGTAGCAGGTCGCTTATACCAAACCGGAAGTGATGCAATAGGTGCTACTGCAGGATTCCAAGTGGTATGTATTTCACAAGGATAATTTCCTTTGTAATATTTATAACAAAACAACATGGCAAACACCCCAATTTGGCCCGGCTCTAGTTCATTTTTCCCTGGAGATACTCCTTTCGGGTTTTACGATAATGATTTAGACTTCCAATGCGATGCAGATAAAGTATCTGTATTTTGTGCGCGTCGTTTAGGATACCCTTTAACTGATGTAGAATTACAAGATATTAGTTTTTATGCTGCATTTGAGGAAGCAGTAACCACGTATGGTAACGAAGTATACGCTTATAAAGCAAGTGAAAACTATCTTTCACTGGAGGGGTCACCTACTGGATCCGATTTAAATTATAAACTACAAAAACCCAATTTAGGAACTATAATTCGTTTATCTGAACAATACGGTGAAGAAGCAGGTGTTGGGGGTAGTGTTACATGGAGAGAAGGAAATATTACTTTAACTTCAAGTGTTCAAACTTATGATTTAAATGCTTGGGCATCATCCTCTGGAATAGAATATGGAGAATTAGAAGTAAAAGAAGTATTCTACCAAGGAGACCCAGCAATTGTAAGGTATTTTGATCCCTATGCGGGTACTGGTACTGATGTACAAGGTTTGTTAGATGCTTTTGGATTTGGCAACTATACCCCAGGTATTAATTTTTTATTAATGCCTATCAATTATGATTTATCTAAAATTCAAGCAATTGATTTTAACGATACTATTAGAAAATCAAACTACAGTTTTGAATTAATAAATAACCAATTAAGGATATTCCCCATTCCTAATAGAAATGGGGAAAAATTATATTTTAAATATATTCTAAAATCTGATAGAAACAGAGCAATAGTAAGTGGAAGTTTAGGAAGTGGAGTAGTAACAGATGTTTCAACTGTACCTTATGCTAACCCAACTTATTCATACATTAATTCAATTGGCAGACAATGGATTTTTGAATACACATTAGCATTGTGTAAAGAAATGTTAGGTTATATTAGAGGTAAATATAGTACAGTACCTATCCCAGGTAGTGAAGTAACACTTAACCAATCAGACTTGATATCAGCCGCAACTGCAGAAAAAACAGCATTAGTTGAAAGGTTAAGGGCTTACTTAGATGAAACCTCACGCAATAAGTTATTAGAAAAGAAAGCAGCAAATTCTGAATTTATACAAAAAGACTTAAGCGCAGTACCCTATACAATTTTCATCGGCTAAAATGGTTGGAATTTACAAAATAACAAACCCTAATGGGAGAATTTATATAGGCCAATCTACTAACATTGAAGGTAGATGGAATAAATATAAATTATTAAATTGCAAGGACCAGCCTAGTTTATATAATTCCCTTAAAAAATATGGCCCTACTAGTCATAAATTTGAAATAATTGAGGAATGTATTGAAAAAGAATTAGATAAAAAAGAAATTTATTGGGGAGAATTTTTTAATGTATTATCAAATAAACATTTAAATAATAGATTAGGAAGAGGATTTGGGTCCTATGATAGTGAAGAAACTAAACTTAAAAAAAGGTTATGCCATAAGGGAAGATCTAATTATTGGTTAAAAGGTAAAAAACTTTCTAAAGAACATTGTAAAAAAATAAGCAAATCAAAAAAAGGCACCCCCCAAAAAAGAACCAAAATTAGATCAGACAAAGGAATATCTAGAACTTTTCATGTTAATTCTGTAATTAAAGCAAAATCTAAACCTATTCTTCAATTTGATAAAAGTGGTAATTTCCTCACAGAGTGGTTAAGTGGAAAAGAAGCTTCTAAAGTTTTAAACATACCTCAACCTAATATTAATTCTTGTTGTAACGGAAAAACTAAAAGTGCGGGAGGATTTATTTGGAAATTTAAAAACATCTAATTATGTGCGCATTATTTGGACGTCAAAGGGACATTAATTTATTTACAACAATTAATAGAGAATTGTTGGGAGATGTTATCACCCAAGAATGTGCTTTTTACAAGTATGTTTTAGAAAAAACTACAATAAACATATATGGTGAAGCTGCTGATGGAGCTTATTATGATGGTCCTACATTATTCAACTGTTTAGTTGAAAGGCAAGACCAAGAATATCCTGAAAGTGATATGGGTGTTGACTTTAAGTGGGGTATTGATTTTAAATTCCTAAGGGAAGATTTAATCGATGCTAATGTAGTCCCTGAAGTAGGGGACATAATTTTATATTATGGAGGGTATTATGAAGTTAATTCAACCAATGCTAACCAATACATCTTAGGTAAAAACCCAGACTACCCCTATGAATCCAACCCTCTCAACCCAGGACTAGATCAATTTGGTTCAAATTATTCTATTATTTGTAAAACTAATTACATTCCTGGTGATAAACCTGGTATAACTAAAGAACGATTATAATGGCGACACAAGGAAGGACCCCAATACCAAAATCACAAGCTGAGATAGCAAATGGATTCGTTGAACCATTTGATGCTCAAAGGGGAAATCCTAACCAAAGTCGTGATTTAAATAGAGGCAATAAAACTTCATTTAGAGACGATACAACCAAACCTTTTTCTATAGGAATTAAGGATATAGATGAATCTATTGTTTATTATTTTAAAAATGTTATTAAACCTTTTGTAATCCAAAATGGGCAACGTATTGAAGTACCTGTAATGTATGGTGCTCCTGAAAGGTGGAAATCAGTACAACGTGATGGTTTTATGCGTGATCAAAAAGGTGCTATAATGGCTCCTATGATTATGTTTAAACGTAATACCATTGCCCCCGTAAAAGGTTTATATAATAAATTAGATGCTAATCATCCTACAAATGTTGCTTATACACAAACAGCATACAATAAGCAAAACGCATACGATAAATTCAATATTCTAAATAATAGAAAACCTATTAAAGAATACCACACGGTAGTAGTTCCTGATTATGTTACTATGACTTATAGTTGTGTAGTTTATACCTACTTTGTAGAACAACTTAATAAAATAGTAGAATCTATTAATTACGCTGCTAACTCGTATTGGGGTAATCCTGAACGATTTAAATTTAAAGCTAATATTGATTCATTTACTACTGTTACTGAACTAAATCAGGGAAGTGAGAGAACTGTTAGGGCTAACTTTGATATTAATTTAAATGGTTAT